TGAAACGATATTAACGTATACACCTGCGGCGGCAGCAACTAATAGTTTAACTCATGGGTGTTTTATCTATTTCACGTGCTATGAAAAAGGCACTTGGGATTTTGCTTATGATTTCGCTAACGGCGCTACATTTGACACCGGCGCTGCGGCGTGGAGTTAATAAATAAATAAAATAAAGTGAGCTCCTTCGGGAGCTCACGACTAAGGAGATAAAAATTATGACATTTACAAGTGACCAAACAACCGTAACTAAAACTACGGGAGCTGTTACATTAATAAGAGCAGCTAGAACTAGAGTTACTTCTATTCAAGGTAGAGCAGAAGCAGGTTCTGTTTTACTTTTACATGATAGTGCTACGACTGGTGCAACTGCAGCAGGTAATTTAAAAGCTACGTATAAATGGGAAACAGAAGGCATACAACTCTATATTCCTGGCTCGGGTATCGTATTTAAGGATGGCCTTTGTGCTACTTTAACTCAGACAGCTGGAGTAGACGGAAGCGTTACAATGACTATCACTGGAGCCTAGGAGTTTAAATGGCTAACACTACTTCCGGAACAGCAACGTTCGGTAAGAATTTTTCAATTGATGAAATTGTTGAAGAAGCTTTTGAAAGATGTGGCCTTCGGGGAGTTGCTGGTTACCAGTTAAAAACAGCAAGACGATCTTTAAACATTCTTTTTCAAGAATGGTCTAATCGAGGTTTACATTTTTGGGAAGTCGCAGAAACTAATGTCACATTAGTTGCGTCTCAAGCTATTTATACTTTGTATCGCTCTACGGCAGACGGAACCAGCGATGCTGGGGTAACGAATGCTGGGGTTGCGGAAAGTATTTATGGAGTAGAAGACATTCTTCAAATGTCTTATCGAACTAATAGAGGGGCTACAACTCAATCTGATACTCCTTTAACTAAAATTGATAGAGCCAGTTATGCTGCTAATTCAAATCGATTGGCGGAAGGGCAACCTTCAGAATACTGGGTCCAACGATTTATTGATAAAGTCACAATTACTTTATATATTACCCCAAGTTCAACACAGGCAGGAAATTATATACATTTTTGGTATTTAAATAGAATTCAAGATGCAGGAGATTATTTTAATGCTACAGATGTTCCTTATAATTATATTCCGTCTATGTGTTCAGGTTTAGCTTATTACCTGAGTATGAAATATGCACCAGATAGAACACAGAATTTAAAATTATTATATGAAGACGAATTAGTCAGAGCGGAGGCAGCGGATGGTTCTGCGGCAAGTACATTTATTACGCCGAAAACATACTATCCTAATATTTAATTATGGCACGATATGCACAGGGAAAATATGCACTTGCAGTTTCTGACATTAGTGGACAATCTTTTCCATGGAATGAAATGCTTACTCAATGGAATGGTTTATTTGTTCATTATTCTGAATTGGAAACGAAACAACCTCAATTAAATCCTTATCCTCATCAAGCAGATCCTACTGCGCTTGGTAAAGTAAGAGTTCAACAACCTTCTCCAGATGCATTACGTTGGTTAGGATATAATCCTTTTCAAACTTTTGCTGCTGCTTCAGGAATTATAATTGTTAATCAAGCAGATCATCAAAGGACCTATGGAGAAACCGTAAGATTTAGAGGATCTCCTACTACAGGAGGAACCACAGGCACTCTTGATGATGGTGTATTTGTATTTGCTAATATTGCTGATGAAGATGGAATCACTGGAGCTAATATGTGTTTAGCAGCTGGTTATTCTATTGTTCCAGGAAAATATACAAGTGTCACTACGACATTAGCCGCAGCCATTACCGATACAACTACAACAACCGGAATTACTTTAACCAGTTCAACCAATTTTCCAACGACAGGACCCGTAGTTCCTACAGCAACGAATCCGGTGGGAACTCCGACGAATGCAATTTTAGTAGACACAGAAATAATTAGTTACACAGGGATTAGTTCAAATGTTTTAAGCGGAGTAAAACGAGGAGCGAACGGTTCTACAGCTGCTACTCATCTTATTTCTGCAACAACACGTAGTTTAAAAACTCCTAGTGATTACTATTACTTTACAGTTAATACTGACACTGCTACAACTGGAGGAATAAAGTTTGGAGGATATAGTGTATCTTCTGGACCTGTAACTTTAAAAGCGATAGGACCGCAAAGCTAATGGCAACTAATTTTACATATGCAACATTGACGACAGCAATTCAGGATTACACTGAAGTTACGACTGACGTTTTTACATCTACGATCACGGATGGTTTTATTACAGATGCGGAAACTAGGATTTTAAGAGATGTTAATATAGATGCGGATAGAAAATCTCAAACAGGATCTTTAGTCGTAGGTCAAGAATATATTAATGCTCCTGCTGGATGTCTCGCAGTAAGATCGGTTCAAGTTACAGAAGATGATACTTCTCCCAATACTTTAAAATATTTAGAAAAAAGAGATGTCACCTTTTTAAATGAATATAATAATTATGGTTCAGCCGGAACGACTGTAGCTACTGGCAGAGATATACCTAAATATTATGCAATGTTTGGAGGAGCAACAGGGTTTTCAGATACGACCTCTGGCACAATTATGTTTGCTCCGTGTCCTGATAAAACGTATACTTTTCAAGTTAATTATGTGGCTATACCCGGTAGTTTAGTTAATAATATTAGTGGAACGTATTTAAGCAGGAATTTTGCGAATGGCTTGCTTTATGCCTCTTTAGTAGAAGCTTTTGGGTATTTAAAAGGCCCCCAAGATATGTTGACATATTACGAGCAACGATATAATAAAGAGGTAGAGAAGTTCGCGATTGAACAAGTAGGTAGAAGACGAAGAGATGATTATGACGATGGAACCATTCGTATAAAAATTGATTCACCTTCACCTTAAAAGGAATACAAACTATGGCAATAACATCAGCAATTTGTAACAGTTTCAAACAAGAAATTTTAGAGGCGGAACATAATTTTACTGCACCTCCTACTGGAAATACTTTTAATCTGGCACTATACGACAGTGATGCAACTTTAAATAAATCTACAACCGTTTATACAACTTCAGAAGAATTAGCAGATTCAGGAGGCTATACGGCAAAAGGAAACGCTTTAACGAGTGTAACTCCTGTGTTGGATAGTGATACAGCGATTTGCGATTTTGCAAATACGAGCTGGACTTCAGCTTCCTTTACTGCACGGGGTTGTTTAATTTTTAATGATTCACATTCAAGCGACGCTGCAGTTTGTTCCATTGATTTTGGTGGAGACAAGACCGTTACAAGTGGAACTTTCACAGTAGAGTTTCCAGCAGCGGCAGCATCAACAGCGATCATCCAGATAGCGTAAGGAGTTCTTCCTTATGGCTAATACTTGGAATCAAGCCTTAACAACCTGGGGTCAGAATGCTTGGGGAGAACAAGCTGACGTCACTCTTACATTAACCGGTTTATCAGCAACTACAACATTAGGAACTGTTGACGCGTATGTTCAACCTGGTTGGGGTACTCTTGAATGGGGTTACAATGGTTGGGGATCGGTTGACGAAGCAATCGTTAGACCTAGTGGAGTTTCTGCAACTACAACTGTAGGATCATTAAATATAGAGCTTGGAGTTCCTTTAACAGGAGTCTCGGCGACAACTGATGTAGGAGCACCTACTATTGTTGGAGATGTTACTTTTGCATTAACAGGTGTTTCAGCAACTACTGCCGATGGTTCATTAAATATAGAAATTGGAGTTCCTTTAACTGGAGTTTCAGCAACTACTGCCGATGGCACTCCCACTATAAGATCTTATAACACAACAACCTTAACTGGAGTTTCAGCAGAAACGGATCTAGGAGCTCTTCATGTTACTTCTAATCCTACCGTTCAACCGGTTGGAGTTTCAGCAACAACTTCGATAGGTTCAGTGGTTACCATTATTGGAGTTCCATTAACAGGAGTTGCAGCTACGTCAAGCGTAGGAAGTCTTACGATTTCGACCTATACGAATGTAGAATTAACTGGCCAGTCCGCAACTATTGGTCTAGGAACTTTAGGGATTCAACATTTTCAAGATGTTGACACAGGGTCAAATACATCGTATTCTAATGTTGCAACTGGATCAAATACAACGTATACAGACGTAGATACGGAAGCAGCTTAGGAGAAAAACATGCCTTCAACATACACAGATTTAGGAATTCAAAAAATGGCTACCGGTGAAAAAGCCGGTACATGGGGTACATTAACTAATACCAACTGGGATATTATTGAACAGATTGCAGGAGGCTATGTAACACAAGCTTTAACTGATAATGGAACTGTCACTTTAACAAAAAATGATGGAACTACAGGGGCTGTATTAGCGACTCGTGTTATTAAATTAACAGGAACGTTATCTGTTGGAAATGCTATTGTAACGGTACCAGACAGTATTGAAAACTGGTGGCTTGTTAATAATGCGGAAGGCGGAAGTACCTATACCGTTACCTTTAAAACAGTTTCAGGCACAGGAATTACTTGGGCTGCAGGTGTTACAGGAACAAAATTACTTTATACCGATGGAACAAATGTTTTAGATGCGAGTGCTGATTTTGGATCAGTAGCAGGATCTACAACAGAAGTTCAATATAATAATGCAGGAGCTTTCGGGGGGGATGCGAATCTAACTTGGGTTGCTGCAGATGGTTTAAATATCGGATCACAGAAAGAATTAAGATTACAAGACACTTCAGGAGGACAGTACTTTGGAATGAAAGCATCAGGTACAACGACATCTTATACAATAACGTTGCCGGCGGCCGTTGCTACTGCTAATGATCAAATTTTAACATCAACAACAGGTGGTGTTTTATCATGGGTGGATAACTCAGGTGGAACATCATGGCAAGCAGTAGAAACAGGAGCAACTATGACTGCTGTTGCTGGAGAAGGATATTTTATTGATACAACTTCAAATGCTTGTAATGTAACCTTACCCGCAGGAACGCTGGGCGATGAAGTTACTCTAGTAGATTATGCAGGAACATTTGATTCAAATGCTTTAACAGTCACTCCAGATAGTGGAGAAAAAATTCAAGGCGGTTCAGCCGATGCTACATTAACATCTAGTGTTGAACGTTCAGCTTTTACCCTAGCTTATTCAGGAGCGGCACAAGGTTGGCTATTAAAGGATAAATAATACATGGCTACTTATAAAGGTATACAGGGTTATTCAGTTCAAAGTTTAGCATCTGATCCTCCCGCTGAACAATCAGTGGGACAACTTTGGTATAATTCTGCTAGTAATGTTTGGAAATTAGCCACTCAAGGTACAGCAGCGTGGGCTTCGGCGCCGGCCAGAGTAACTGGCACAAATTCAGGAGCTGGTTGCGGTACTCAAAGTGCCATGGTTACTTTTGGAGGTAATGCTGCCCCGAGTTATAGCACTTCAGGAATTACGCAAACCTATAATGGTACTTCCTGGTCTGTTTCGCCAGTCACTATAACCGCACGTTATTTAATGGCTGGATTTGGAACATCGACTGCAGCAATATGTGCAGGAGGTGCGGCTCCAACAACAGGAGCGACTGAAGAATTTGATGGATCTAGCTGGACGGCAGTTAATGCTTTAAATAATTTATGTTCTCATACAGCGGGATGTGGAACAAGTACGGCTGGAATAAAAACTGGAGGAGATACTCCTCCCAAAAGCCCAAACCTCAGCGGAAATTCAGAAAAATGGAATGGAACATCTTGGACAGAAGTCACTGGCTTCACTAGTGGCAGAACAAATATGGCAACAGGAGGTACTCAAGATTCATGTTTAGTTATGGGAGGTACTCAAGTTCCTGCTCATTTGGGTTTTGTTGAGGAATATAATGGAACGTCTTGGTCAGAAAAAGCCGATCTTCTTACGGACCGTTCTCACGTTGGATGTTCTGCTAACGGGACAGTTACCTCTATGATTCTTATTGCAGGATCACTACAACCTCCTGCAGCTGCCCAAGCTCTAACTGAATCATGGAATGGAACTTCGTGGACAGAGGTAGCTGATTTAGCAAGCGCTAATAATTATAATGTAGGTGGAGGAACTTCAACTGCAGCTATTAATGTGGCGGGAGCTCCGAACCCTGTTAATACTGTAGTAGAAGAATACAATGACCCATTTTATTCAATCAAAACGGTGACAACAAGTTAAAAATGAATTATAAAAAATAAAAGGAGGAAACTATGGCAAACTTATATTGTACAGCGACTAACACAGGGAAAGGGTTCTTTACGCATCAAGATCGTAATGACTTTTATCTGTCTGGTCATGCTGGCGATGTCTGGGTTGTAGGGGATAATAGTAAAGGGTCTGCTTGGATTAGCCGAGTCAATGGTACTTCTAAAACAAAAGTAGAAGCACAAGCTATTGTTGATGCGCAGATTGCAACAGATGAAGCAGTATGGAATGCACTACCGGCAGGGCGGAAAGAATTTAATCCACCACCTAGTCCAGATCCATTACCTTAGGAATTAACTATGGCTACTTACACAGGCATTAAAGGTTTTAAAGTTCAGAGCCTAGCTTCTGATCCTACTACTGATATAGAAGGACAAATTTGGTATAATACAGCTAGCAGTGCTTTAAAATATACTGGCCCTGGAACAGGCGCTTGGACTACCGGAGGAAATATGGCAACTACTCGTATAACAACCGCAGCAGGTGGAACTCAATCTGCATCTTTTGCCGGTGGCGGCGGAAACCATACGGGTGGTACTGCCACTGAAGAATATGATGGAAGCACTTGGGGCTCCGGAGGAGCAATGCCTACAGCACTTTCTGCTGCTGGTGGAGCAGGAACAATAGCAGCAGGTTTAAGTTTTGGAGGGTATGCTCCTACTCCAGTACCTAGTCCAAACACGAATCTATGTTTTGAATATGATGGATCAACCTGGACTGCAGGTGGATCTCTAAACACGGAACGGGCTGCTGGAGCAGGTTTTGGAACTCAAACGGCGGCGATGTATTCTGGAGGTCAAGGAGATGCAGTACCAACACCCGCGCCAACTTCTAATGAAGAATATAATGGAGTAGGTTGGACTATTACAGGTATTATGAATCAAGCCGCACAACTAGGTGCAGCTTGTGGAACAACCACAGCAGGACTTTATGCTGGATATTCTCCAGCGACTCCGACTCAAACTTGTACCTGGAATGGAACATCCTGGACTCAAGTTTCCCCGGGAGCTTTTTCAGTTGATATGTATAACGTAAATATGTTTGGAACAACATCTTCTGCACTTAGATGTAGTGGATTGCCTCCAGGTACTGATACAGCTCCCAACCTGAAATCAGTCGACGAGTGGGACGGTTCAACTTGGACTGCAACGACATCTAAGACTTATGGAGGGGCGGCAGGAAATGGAACAGGAACTACAACGTTAGGACTATCTTTTGGAGGATATAATCCTCTTAACAACCCTCCTTCTTATTATACAGATGCAAATAAAACAGAAGAATGGGCTAAACCAGTCTTTGCAACTAAAACGGTAACGGTGAGCTAATGGCAACTTATATAGCAGTAAAAGGAATTACAATACAAGTAATTGCAGGGGATCCAGCAAATCCTGCAGAAGGACAGGTTTGGTTCAATAGTACAAGCGGAACTTTAAAGGGATATAACGGTACATCAAACGTAACCTTTACAGCTTCATAAAATTAATATATAATAGAGAAAGAATGAATAAAGGAAAACGTAATATTCAACCGCACGCTGATAAGGAAGTCAAACACCTTATGGTTTTATTGGATAAGTCTCAGGCATCCGAATTTAAAAAGATGGTTCCAGAGCTTCAGGATACTTGGGTCAAGAAACAAATGTTTAGAACAGAAACTGAAATGCGTTTCTCAGTTTTATCGGATAATAAATATGGAACCAATGCTGCTAAGTATTGGCAATCAGTTCGTGAACAAAATACCCATTTTGAAAACTTGATGGGTCTTTCATTTGAATATCGAAAGAACGATGTTGAGATTGAAAAGATTCAAAGGGACATTAAAAAAGAAAAAGACCCTTTAGAAAAAGAACTGGAACAAATTAAATTAGAAGAAAAACTTTATGCCCGAGCAAATATGGAACTTGTAGCTAAAGCAAGAATGAAAGAGATTTCAACCTGGTCTAAACTCAAAAAAGAATTTCACGATGGCAAGTTTGATGATCGAGATGTGAACACGCATCAAGCGGAATCGTACATGCATCAACTCGAACAGAAGAAATTAACTTTAACGCAGGGTACTTCACAGCCTGAAGTGTTTAATGTCCTAGGTCAATTGGAAACTTTAAAAAGAGTTAGAAAATCAGGAGAACTTCTACCTAAAGGCAAGAACAAAAAACAAATAAAGAAATAAAATGCAATTCGAGATGCAATTTGAGTCTGTATTTTTAGGACAATCGGTTATAAAATATCAGGTTCCTCTTGAAATTTTTGTTGGACTCAACGAAATTTACGAACATAATAAAAAACATCTACCCAACGCCAATAAACAACTCGCTGGAAAGATTCCCGATGAAGCTTCTCTTTTTTATTCTGGGCCTCCTAACAATAAAATGCGGTCGCATAGTTATATATCAGAAGATATTTTGAAATGGTTCTATTCTATTTTTGATCATTATTTAGAATGGAATAAGATTCAAGAATATAAAATGGACATTAACTCCATCTGGGTCAATGAAATGAAAGCAGGAGACTATAATCCAGTTCACATTCATCAAGGAAAACTCTTCACTGGACTTTCTTCCGTAATGATTCTTAAACTTCCCAAGGATATGGGACCTGAACTCGCTCGTCCTGATCAACCGATGAACGGGCAACTGCAAATATTAGGAAATGTTAGTGGTCAGTTTGTGACTTCTGATTATTCACCTAAAATGAAGATTGGAGATTTTTATATCTTTCCCTATGATATGAGACATGTCGTTTATCCCATGACGAATAAAAAAGCAAAAAGAAGAACACTGGTTTGTAATGTTGATGTCGCATATCACCCTGTTAAATCAAGGACGGCTCAATGATAACAGAACCTAAATGGAAATCTTTACTGGCCAATACTATTGGTCCTTTGTTCACTCCTCAACAGTGTCAGGACATTATTGATATGGGTCATCAGCAAAAAGCAGAAAACGCTAAAGTAGGAACTTCTAAAAAAGAAGGTGCTTATGATACCAAAAAACGAATCACGACCATCAGTTGGATTCCTTTTACAGCACTACCCGATATGTATAAAATGATTGAACGCAGTATGCTTCAAGCCAACGGAAATCATTTTGGTTATGAGGGCATGCAACTTACCGAGCCAGCTCAATTTACCGAATATCCTAAAGGAGGGTTTTATGATTGGCATATGGATGCTGATGTCAGCGGTCAGTATGAACCTCCCGTTAGAAAAATATCAATGACAATTTTACTTTCTCCTGCGAATGAATTTGAAGGAGGGGATCTAGAATTTATGACTCACGGTAATAAACCTCCTCAGCTCTTACAGGGACAAGCCATTTTCTTTTGTAGTATGATTCGTCACCGGGTGGCTAAAGTTAAGAAAGGTGTCCGACGCTCTTTAGTAATGTGGTTCGGAGGCCCTCCGTTTAAATGAACCGAGAAATTTTATTTCCGACTCCTGTCTATATGAAGATGGTGAAGGATCCTCAAAAATTAAATAAATATTTATTCCCCCTGATTAAAGCCTGGAGTAAAAAAGATAAGGGTGAAACCAAAACAAATGCGGGAGGAGGTTGGCACAGTCCCACCGATATGAATTTTAAAGACGAGTATAAACCCTTGACTGATGAACTCTTTAGTATGCAAGATGAAATTTTTAAAGATTATGGTATGGAACCTAAACCAGGACTCGGTAATATGTGGGCGAACATTAATTATCCAGGTGCTTATAACAAACAACACATTCATCCTAATTCTCAATGGTCGGGTGTTTATTATGTAAAAGTCCCTAAAAATTCAGGAAATTTATTTGTAGAAGATCCAAGACCTGGACCTAATATTATACTTCCTCGAAGAGTTAAAGGAATACCCAGGGCCTTATGGCGCGTGGTGATCTATCCAGCAATCGCAGGACAAATGATTATGTTTCCCGCATGGCTCCCTCATGGTGTAGAAATAAATGAATCCAAAGAAAAAGGAGAAAAAAGCTGGCGCGTGTCGGTTTCTTTTAATTTTATTCAGGTGGATAAATGATCCAAACTATTTATGCAAAATTACCCCGAGAAAAGATTACTTATTTAGAACGTGCTGAATTTATGAATGGCCAAGAGCAATCTTTTCGGGATGCTTTAACAGCCTCGATGTCCAAACATGGATTTAGAGATCCTGTTTATTGTTGGTATCATAGTAAGAATTGGAAAGATAAAATAAAAGTTATTGTGGGCAACAATCGTATGGTAGTAGCCAAAGAATTAAATATCCCAATTGTTCCAGCTGTTATTACAAATTTTAAAGCGGATCAGTTTCCTCTAGAAGGAAAGATTCTAACTACAGATGAAGAGGTAAAGGCCTTATTTTATTTACCTAAAAAACTTCATGTCAGACGAGATGAGAATGGGGATATTGATCAAGTCACACCGGCTTATTTTCCAACGGTAAAACAACACTATGTTTAAAACAAAAAAATATCAAGTCATACGTGGAGCGCTTTCCAAAGAGCTAGCAAATTTTATCTTTAATTATATGATGCTGCAGCGAGATGCTGTGGATTGGATGGTGAAAAATAATAAAGTTAATGCTTACAATCCCTTTGCTGGGACTCGTGCAGATAGACAAGTACCCGGGGTCTATTCTAAATATGGCGATTGGATTATGGAAACTTTACTCATGTACATGATTCCTATTATGAAAACTAAAACAGGAATGGAGTTGCTTCCAACGTATTCGTACACCCGACTCTATGAAAAAGGAAATATTCTCAGACGGCACAAGGATCGACCGAGCTGTGAAATTTCTACAACCCTCCATCTAGGAGGGGATGAATGGCCTATCTTTCTAGACCCAACAGGGGGTAACTTTGTTATTGATGAAGATAAACAAACCATTAAACCTGGAGCTCCGAAAGGAATCCGCGTGGATTTAAAAGTAGGAGATATGCTGATTTATTCAGGTTGTGAACTCGAGCACTGGCGTGAACCTTTTGAAGGAACCGTGTGTTCTCAAGTCTTTCTACATTATAACCATGCCAACGGTCCATTTGCCAAGACGAATCTCTTTGATAAACGCCCCATGCTAGGTGTAAGGAGTTGATTCCTATTAAGATGTAGTATATTTGTAATAGAAACGGAATTTTCTATGTTACATAAAATCAGACTTAAACCTGGACTGGATAAACAATCTTCCGATACAGGAGCTGAAGGGAAATGGGTTAATGCAGATTATGCTCGTTTTCGTTATGGCTTTCCTGAAAAAATAGGAGGATGGTCTCAACTCGTTGCAGATAATTTAATCGGAGCTGGACGTGATCAACATACCTGGGTCGAT